ACTGAGTTTCTTAGTCAAGTACCTATATTAGGCTCAGCACTTGGAAAAGCAAGTGCTTACTTTGATAAAAGTTTAGGAACTTTCCAACAGTTAAGTGAATCAGGTGCTGGATTTGGTAACAATATGTTAGCAATGCGACAAGCATCAGCAGAAGCAGGACTTAGTTTAGATCAATTTGCAGATATGGTTTCGTCAAACTCGACTAATATGACTTTGTTAGGCGGCACAGTTTCAGGCGGTGCACAGCGTTTAGGTAAATTAACCAAATCACTTAGAAGTGTAGAAAACGGTATGTTTGGTTTAGGTTTTACACAAGAGTCATTAAATGAAGGCATGGCTGATTATATTGAAAACCAAGCAAGAGCAGGACAACTTAGAGGAAGATCAGATGCATCATTAACAGCTGGTGCTAAAAGTTATCTACTAGAAATAGACAAACTTGCAAAAGTTACTGGTAAAAGTAGAAAAGCATTACAAGACGAAATAAACGGCAGAATGGAATCGGCAAACATTAACGTGCTTGCCGCTAAATTAAGTGGCAAAGGATTAGAAAACTTCCAAAACAACTTACAATTTTCTTCTGATATTATGGGCAAGTCAGGACCAGCATTTAGTGATGCATTAGGTGATATGGCTGACGGTGTTTCTCAAACACCACTAGCACAATATTTAGAAGCAAACGTATCCGGTCTAAAAGAATTACAAGTAGCAAACGCAACAGGAGCAATTAGTCAAGAAGAATATAAAGCTCGTCTAATGAAGATGCTTCCAGAGATTACTAAATTATCAGATACTATGGGTGCGGCAGGTACATCAGCATTGGCCCAAACTGAAGGCATGGGAGAGTTTGTACAAATGACTGCTGATGCTAGAACAGCAGGTCAACGTGAAATAGATATGAGAAAGGCCGCGGCTGAACAAGGGAAAAAAGATGCTGTTACTGATGTGTTTGCTAAGTTTAGACAAACTATACAAACTATTAGAAGTAACATTGAAGAAGCATTACTTAACTCAGGCGTAATGGACACACTAGGTACTGCATTATCAGGTATAAGCAATACACTTATAGAAGTTACTAAAGGAATTACTGAAAACTTAGTAAGATATCTTAAGAGTGATCAGTTTAAAGCAGATGTTGAAAACTTTAAAAATAAAATAGTCGCAATGGCCGTAAAAGCACAAAGTATGGTCAAATATTTAAGATCGGAAGAGTTTAAGAAAAAGTTTGATGACTTTATGGCAAAAATTGGTGAAGGTGTAAAATCAATTAAGGGGTTTGTTACTGATGTTACAAACTTAGGATTGAACAAAGCTATTGCAAAAGCACTAGGCGGCAAAGAAGGTGCAACCATTGGTGATGTTGTTAAAGATAAATTTAGCGAAATGATCGGCGGTATTGATTTTTCAGGCATTGCTGTAAAGTTAGGACTTGCTATTACTGGACTGTTTGTAGGTGCAAAAGTTATTGGCGCAATGAAAAGCGGTATTGGCAGTATGTTTGGTGGATTATTTGGCGGTACCAAAGGAGGTGCTGTTAAAGGTCCAGCGGGTGCAGGCAAAGCAGGTAAAGGTGTTGGAGACTTTGTTGGTAATGTAGGCGGTGGTGTTCTCAAAGGTGTTGCTAAAGGATTAGCGGCATTCGGCAATCCACAAGTAGCAATAGGTGGCGCAGTACTAGCAGGAGTTATTCTTGTTATTGGTGCGGCAGTTGCAGGTGCTACGTGGTTAGTAGGTAAATCATTACCAACGTTTGCAGACGGCATGAAGTCCTTTGAAGAGTTAGACGGTGCTAAACTTTCAGCGGCAGGAAAAGGTATGCTTGCAGTTGCAGGAGGCATGGCGGCATTTGGTGCAGGTACAGCAGTTGCAGGATTAGGAAACTTAGTAGGCGGAATAGCAGATGGCATTGGTGCATTATTTGGTGCTGAAAAAGCAAATCCATTAGATCAATTATTAGAATTTCAAAAATACACAATCGATGAAGCAAAAGTCAAAGGCAATGCAAATGCACTAGTTGCATATTCAACTGCAATGGCCGCATACGGCGGCGGTACAGCGGCAAGCGGATTAGGTACTTTAGTAAGTGGGTTAGCAGGCGGCATTACATCGTTCTTTGGCGGCGAAACTGGCATACCATATGATGATATAATTAAATTCCAAGGTTATGCTTTTGATACAGAAAAAGTAAAAGCAAACGCGGCCGCAATGGTAGCATTTAACGAAGCATTAACTTCTAATTCAAGTGCAGGCGCAAAAAGCGGTGTAGGAAATGCAGTTGGAGCAATTGGCAATGCTATTGCAGGATTCTTTGGAGCTAAAACACCATTTGACAAAGTAAAAGATTTTGGAGCAATGGAATTAAATGCTGAAGGTGTTAAAACAAATGCTGAAGCAATGGTTCACATGGCAAATGCTCTAAACTCATTTACAAGTGGAGAAGCAGGAGAGATTGAAATCTCTAAAAAAACTGTTGCATCATTAGAACGTTTAGCTGGCATGGATAGCACAGGTATTGGTACATTATCTACTAACTTGCAAAGTATTGCTTCAATAACAGGATTAGATACAAACATTAATTCGCTCAATTCACTTGACACAGAGAGCATAACCAATTATAATAAAGCAATGAAAGAATTAGTAGAAGTATTAGGTGAATTAAATACTGAACTTGCTAAAGATAATAAACTTGGTTTTGGTAGTGGAACTAATGCAGGTGATGTTGTAGCTAAAATGGATACAATCGGCGGCGGTGGATCCGGCACTGGTAGCTCAGATCAGCTAGAACGGTTAAATACGTTAGTAGGAAATCTCGAAACAGTAATGATAGCAGTCAGAGACAATACCAAAGCGACTGCTACTAACACTAGCGGGAACATGTACGGTTAGGAAATTATATGAGTTGGAAAAAGCATTTTACACCAGTTAAAACTGGTAATAACACAGAAGGAAGCTACAGTCCGTTCACTGCAAGAAATGGTGGTGGTGGTCAAGCTGGTCCTGCGCGGTCTAACTATTCATCATATTTGCCAGACGTATACATAGGTAGTCCAAATCGTGTTGAACGTTATGGTCAATATAATACAATGGATATGGATAGTGAGGTAAATGCCGCACTTGATATCCTTGCAGAATTTACTACACAACAAAACAAACAAAATAAAACTCCGTTTTTAGTTGACTTTAAAACTAAAGCAACAAATTCAGAAATTACAATTATATCGCAATACTTACAACAGTGGAGTAAATTACAAAACTTTGAAACACGTATGTTCCGCTTAATGCGTAACGTATTTAAATACGGCGATGAATTTTTTGTAAGAGATCCAGAAACTAAAAAATTGTTTCATGTTGATCCTGCAAAAGTTACAAAAATTATTGTAAATGAATCTCAAGGTAAAACACCTGAGCAATATCTAGTAAAAGACTTTAATTTAAACTTTGCTGAAATGGTAGCAACAACACCATATCAAACAACTGGTCAAGGATCAGGAGGCACAGGCGATGCAGGTTACTTAACCGGTGGCGTTCGTGGCATGGTTGGTAATTCAAGTACAAGTGCAGGTGGCGGACGTTTTCAACAAGGCGAAAATGAAATAGCTGTTGATGCAGGGCATATGATACATTTAAGTTTATCAGAAGGATTAGATTTAAATTATCCTTTTGGTAATAGTTTATTAGAAACAGTATTCAAAGTATTCAAACAAAAAGAATTGCTCGAAGATGCGATTATTATATATCGTGTGCAAAGAGCTCCAGAAAGAAGAGTATTCTACGTTGATGTGGGTAACATGCCATCACACCTTGCTATGCAATTTGTGGAACGTGTTAAGACGGAAATTCATCAAAGACGAATCCCATCGCAAACGGGGGGTGGCCAAAACGTTATAGACTCAGCTTACAATCCCCTATCAATTAACGAAGACTACTTCTTCCCACAAACTGCTGAAGGTAGAGGATCTAAAGTTGAAACGTTACCAGGCGGTACTAACCTCGGAGAGATAGATGACCTTAGATATTTTACTAATAAGCTCGTACGTGGCTTACGAATCCCTAGTTCATACTTACCGACCGGGCCTGATGATGGAAATTCTCAATACACTGACGGACGAGTTGGAACAGCATACATACAAGAACTAAGATTTAATACATACTGTGAACGTTTACAGAATTTAGTAGTTGAAGAATTCAACCAAGAATTTAAACGTTATGTTTTAGAAAAAGGTGTAAACATTGATACAGCAATGTTTGATCTTAAATTTCAACCTCCACAAAACTTTGCAAGTTATAGACAAAGTGAGATTGATAATGCAAGAGTACCTACGTATTCACAAATGAGTGCAATACCTTATATTTCAAATAGATTTGCAATGACACGTTTCTTAGGAATGAGCGACGAAGAGATTGCAGAAAACGAAAGACTATGGCGTGAAGAAAATGATGAAAATCTAGAAGCGTCAAATACCGATGCCGCAGGAGAAATGCGTGGTGCAGGGATAAGCGGCGCAGGTATAAGTTCAGACTTAGGGAACATTGAAGACGATGCAACAGAAGAACCAGATCCAACAATAGGTGGAGATGAAATGGCTGGAGCAACCCCTGAAGCAGGAGCAGAACAATCCGCACCTCCGGCAACGGATCAAACGATATAAATACTAACATGATACTACGTGAACTATTTTACTACGACAAAGAAACATTCGACACAGTCGAAGACGATCGCTATGAAGAGCGAGATGATGACTCACCAGTTGAGTATAGTGATACACGTAAGACACGGTTAACACTTCGTCAAATCAATAAAGTCCGCAAGGCATCTGAACTACATAACAGTGAACAAGCAGAAGAATTAGATTTTGTGCGTCAAATGTATGGAGTGGCAGCCAATGCCGAAGCGGGGGTCTAGTTGCCAAAGATAGACAAGAGTCAATACACTAAGCAACAATGGAAAATAGTTAGAGAAGAAAGACGCAACAAAAAGCGTGAACGTCTTATTCGTGAAAACACTGTTCCATTAAACACGTTATTGCAAACAGCAAATAAAGGTAAAATTGGCTTTGTGCTAGGTAATGGCACAAGTAGAAGTAGTATTGACGTTCAAGAACTACAACAGCAAGGTAAAACATATGCATGTAATGCTGTATACAGAAACGGTATTACTCCAGACTATCTAGTTGCTGTTGATACAAAAATGATACTAGAGATTACAAGTACTGGTTATCAAAACAATAATATAGTGTACACAAATCCTAATAAATCATATTCAGGTATAAAAAACTTAAATTTTTTCAATCCTAGCAAAGGTTGGAGTAGCGGACCCACAGCATTATGGCTTGCCGCACAACACGGATATGAAAAAATATACATACTAGGCTTTGACTACAAAGGTTTAGACGACGGTAAAAGATTAAACAATATCTTTGCAAATACACGCAATTACAAAAAATCAACAGATGGTGCAACTTTTTTTGGTAATTGGATGAGACAAACCATTGCTGTACTACGTGAAAACCCACATATTGAATTTAATAGAATAATATTACCTGATAACTATATACCTGACGAACTAAATACTTTTGACAATATGAAGCACATTTTAGTAGATGATTTTAAGGAAATATTCAATCTTTCCTAGCATCTAGTCAAAAAGGCGCAAAAAACGCCTATATCTACGTAGTTTTCCTTATAAATAGTAAATACAAATGACAGCCTTACCATAGGTAACAATTTTATAGGAGAAAACAATGGCAGATCGCAACAAGTTTGAAGAAATGCTTGAGCGCCTAATTGCAGAAGACAAAGCAGGTGCTGAAGAATTATTTCACGAAATCGTAGTTGAGAAATCAAGAGACATCTACGAAAATATTTTAGAAAATGATTTAGAAGAAGTAGCCGACGAAGAAGTCGACGAAACTACTGATGAAGAAGTTGATGAAACTACTGACGAAGAAGTAGACGAAGCAACTGACGAAGAAGTTGATGAAGCTTCTGAAGAAGACAAAGTTGATGAAAACTTTGATCTTGACGAATTTGAAGTTGAAGGCGACGACGACATGGGCGGTGACCCAGCAGACGATATGATGGGTGACATCGAGGATGCAGTTGACGGCGACGAAGGCGAAGAAGATGAAGGTGAAGAAGGCGATGTTGAAGATCGTGTTGAAGACCTAGAAGATGCACTAGATGACCTAAAAGCTGAATTTGAAAAAATGATGGCTGGCGACGAAGGCGGAGACGCTGAAGACGATATGGACGCTGGTGATGAAGAAGCCCCTGAAGAAGAGGCTTATAACTTTGGCGAAGCTGAAGAAGATACTGACGAAGCAGTTGAAGAAGCAACAGACGAAGAAGTAGATGAAACTACTGACGAAGAAGTTGAAGAATCAAAAGAGCCTAAGTCAGACATTGATGTAATGAAAGAGTATGTTGAAAAAGTAACTGCTTCTATGGGCGACAACGGCGCAAACGCTAAGTCAACTGTAGCAGGTTCTAACAATATGGGCGGAAGTGCAAGTAACATAGTTGCTGGCGGAGAGTCTGATACTAAAGGAACTACTGGCGGATTAGCGGCAAACACTAGCAAAGATGAAACAGCAGGGAACGTTAACGTACCAGGCGGAAAAGCATCTAAGTCAATGAAAGCTGAACCAAAAGGCCACGGCGCAGAGAAAAAAGGCGCAGGCGAAACAGCTGACAATAAAAAATCTATAGTCGGCAAATAATAAGGTTGAACTAGTATGAACAACTTTTTAAGAGAGCACTTGACATTCGACCAGGCTAACATAGTCGTTGAGTCTACCGATAACTCCAAAGGAGGCAAAGACCTTTACATGAAAGGTATTTGTATACAAGGCGGTGTGCGTAACGCAAACCAACGTGTGTATCCTGTAGAAGAAATTGGTAGGGCTGTCAAAACTCTCAATGATCAAATATCCGGAGGATATAGTGTACTCGGGGAAGTTGATCATCCAGAAGGCCTTAATATTAACTTAGACCGTGTAAGTCACATGATAACAGATTGTTGGATGGATGGCCCAAACGGTTATGGCAAGTTAAAAATTTTACCAACTCCTATGGGAAAACTAGTTGAAACAATGCTGGAAAGCGGCGTTAAATTGGGTGTTTCCAGTAGGGGCTCTGGTAATGTTTCAGAAGACGGAGGCAATCAAGTCTCCGACTTTGAAAT